GGATTGAAGACCCCTCCATGGATGCTGAAAAGCCTGCGTATGCGTTCTTCACAGGGAATGAAGACATGGAGCAGCGTGAGATGTTTCGTCAGATTTTCAATGCGAAATACGCAGACGACTTTCCACCCAGTCTCAAACAGTCTGTGGAATCTGCACCCAAGAAGAAGTTGGTCTTGTTTATGATTACTGCGGCAGGTGCTGAAGGTATTACCTTGGCGAATGTACGACATGTTCACTTGATGGAACCCCATTGGAATCCCGCACGACATGACCAAGTCATTGGACGTGCCATTCGATTATGTTCTCACGCATCGTTACCGTTGGAAGAACGAACGGTTCGTGTATCATTCTACATTAGTGTGTTTACAGAGTCTCAATCCAAGTCTACCGAAGGTGCGAACAATGTAGTGCTTGTGCGTCGTAACGATATGGCCACCAAACGATACGAAGGTGAACCCTCGGAAGTATTCATGTCCACTGATGAGTATCTGTATGAAACGACCTATGAGAAGGATGTCACCAATAAACGAATCAGTTTGCTGCTTAAACAAGCGGCTGTCGACTGCGAAGTTCATCGTAAACTCCATAGTCGCGAAACACCTGTGATTTCATGTATGCGATTTGATAGCACGGTTGCCGGTGAAGATTTAGCGTTCAAGCCTGATTTGAAGACGGAAGAGTTGGACGATTCGTATTTGCGAAACATGCAACGCCGTAAGAGACGACTCCAAAAGGTTCAGATTAAGCAGATGGTGTTCTTGATTGATCCGGATACCAAGGAGGTCTTTGATGGTCCTGCGTTTGAAGATGGTCAGCGACTGCTTAGGTTGGGACAGATGACGTCACCGGTACAGATACGCTGGCTGCCGGACCTTCAGCTTGCGTAAGAACGTCTTCTAACCAGCTGTCGCACACAGTCGCCCAACTCTTGAACTGATAGGATGAGACACTCTTTCTCTTTTCAGGGAGTTGTTTGAGAATCGATTCCATTCCGTCTGCGATACTTTCCATTGAGAACGTAGGACACCAGAATCCATGAGGCATTCCTCCTGCAAAGTAACTACGCCCATTCGATGGAATAAACTCGGCTATCTCGGAGTTCAAAAACGCTCGGTAACTACCTACATCTGTAACTAACTGAGGTGCTCCTGTATACATGTGTTCTAACTGACACAATCCATATCCTTCACCGTCTGAAGTGTTGATCCCAATATCCGCTGTATTGTAAAGTTGATTCACAGCTTCATCGCTCAAAAGATTGGGAGGGGATGTATCAATCAATAGAAGTCTACGTCCATACATTTGAAAGTCAAGCTTCAATAACTTCAGTTCTTCAAGGAAGATTCGTTGAAGATCATAGAATGCACCTGTCTGTGGATTCATATTGGTAGCCATCATGAGAAAGTAAGGTTTTTCTGGATTTCTTTGTAGAAGTCGCACAAATCCACCAATCGTTAGATCCAACCTCTTACGGTTACTGTTACGATTCGCGTTCAAAAAGAGGACTGCATCTTTTGAAACTCCAATGTTTGTTCGAATCGAGTGTCGTGTGTCTTCAGAGAGACATGAAAACACAGTTGGATCGACTGCATGTTCTAAGACATTGACTTCAGGAAAGGATCCATACTCCAAAAACTGTTTCTTCCAACTATCTGTGAAGCAATACACACGATCTGCATGTTTACGAATACTATCCATCAAAGAAGGAGCTACTCCATGATAGACCTGGTCTATGTAAAGCCATAGTTTGTATGAGGATTTTCCTCGTTCATGTTTCATCGAATCAATAAATCGACTGACGGTATACGGGTCATTGTAAATCATGACTATGTTGGGTTGAACCATTTCCAGATATTCATGGATCTTGTTGAATCCAAATCCTTCTTCCTTGGGTTCCTCGTTTGCTGACGCATCATACGAGACAATACCCTCTGGATATTTTCGTAACGAAGCGTGAGACGGGTGGCGTTGAAATCCAAAGTGAAAGGTTTTTACTTTTGGACTGAGTGTCGCCAACTGTTTGACTAAGTTAGAGCTAACTTTAGAGTATCCAGTAGTTTGGTCAATATGCGTACTTACTAGAACCAATCTCATTGTGTATGTAGAGAATCTCTCGCGTAAATCACAAATGCAGGTGAACTCTGCTCAAGATTGGTTAACACGGCATAAGAACCGAATCATCGCGAGAACGATCGACGTAGATCCCTCACCTCAGTCGCGTAAAACAAATACGATCTATACATCGTTGATTGCAAACGGAGCCACCCAGCGCCAGAGATTTGTCGCGCCCTTTCAAGGTGCACAAGGTGGAGCAAGTGGAGGTGTGTCGTATTCAAGCGAGTGTTGCCTCAGCAACAACGCGGTAGGAGCCTTTGGTGCATTCCAGGTCACAACGGATCGAGGTGTTGTTCCTTACAATGGTCGTTCAGTTCAACCCATGAGTGTGCGCATTGTGTCTTAAAGAAAGCATAGGGGAGTATACAAATGCCCGGTGGTTTAATGCAGTTAGTGGGGGTCGGGGCCCAGAATGAGTTAGTCAACGGAAATCCTTCCATGACTCATTTTCGCTCCGTCTACCGCCGTCATACGAACTTTGCAATGGAACAGATTCGGATGCCTTTCACTGCATCCAACTTGGAGTTTTCAACGACAGGCACACGAACGATTTCGTGCCGCATTGATCGTTACGCTCAGCTACTCCATGACTCGTATCTTATATTGACGCTTCCAGACATTTGGTCGCCTCTCAAATATTTGAATACAGCTGTAGCCCCAACAGGCTATGATGCACGTACGAACTCGATTGGATATGAGTTTCAATGGATTCCTAATATTGGATACAACTTGATTGACCATGTCAACTTGACGATGAATGGACAGGTCATTCAATCTCTTCGTGGAGAATGGTTGAAGATGTATTCGTATATGACACACGATGCTAACAAGCGTAAGACTGTGGATCAGATGGTAGGGAATGTGCCTCAAATCTATGACCCAGCACATGCCTATGACCGCAACGGCCAGTATCCTCATGCGATTGCACCGACCGCACTTCCTACCACTGCGCCACAAACCAGGGTGCCTGAACCTTCGATTCGTAGTCGGCAACTCGTGATTCCTCTTCACTTTTGGTTCTGCGAGAATCCAGGTTTGGCACTCCCATTAGTCTCGCTTCAGAACTCAGAAGTGTATATTGAAGTCACTCTGCGTCAGTTGTCGGATTTGTATACAGTGGTCGACACAGACTCAACTTCAACTACTTACGGAAAACGCGTTCGTCCGGTCAACTATCCACTCAGTCTCTTTTTGAGTCCACCCTTGTCGACGGGTCTTCCAAGTAATTCAACGATCACGACTTGGTTTCCAGATCCATACATTGAAGGTAACTTCATCTATCTGACGGAGATGGAAATGAATCAGCTAGCACGAGCCGACCAGACCTTTTTGGTCAAGACCGTTAAGTATGTCAACAAAGAAGGACAGTTTGGCGGCAATACGGATTTGGAGATCCCAATGTTCAACTTGGTGACTCGTATTGTGTTTTCGTCTCAACGCTCCGACCGTATCTTGCTGAACGATTGGGACAACTATACGAACTGGACGACTGTCAACCGTGCACCCTGGTCTGCGATTAGCACCGACGTTGATACTGCATTGTATTCGTCCGGACAACAACAAGTGACTTCAGTCTATCCCCGTGATTCAATGACCGATGGAGTCATTCTGTTTGACGGAAAGGAGCGTATTCAACCCAAACCGTTACCCTTCTTTTCATTGTTGCAAATGTATCGTCATACCACGGGCGAAACGACAGGACTGCCAGGTGTCTATATGTATTCGTTTGCGTTGGAGAATACCTCCTATCAACCTTCAGGCGCTGCGAACGGAAGTATGTTCAACAAAATCATTCTGCGATTGACGCTTCAACAACCTCTTCCTTTATCGTTCACTCCAACCACCTCTTCCACTGTATGCGTGTTAACCTCGACCTTGTTCAGTCCAAATCCAACGATTATTCCAGCAGCGAATGTGAACTTGATTGATGCTCAAACAGGAAAGTTGTTGTATCCTCCTGGAACCATTACAACTGTAGTTCAGACCAATGATAACATCATCTTTACCTTCACTTACAATGTCGGAGTCTATGTAGAATCCATCAACTTCTTCCGCATCGTATCGGGCTTGGGCAATCTTGTATTCGCTTCATAATAATGAGTGGTGTCTACTTGGAATCCGCCTATTATGGCGACGAAAAGAGCTTTGCAAACATCACAAAGAGTTTGGCAAAGAAAGTGGCTGCGGGTATCTTGGACGTTACATCGAACAGTCAACTCAAACCTACCTTTGAATCGGCTCCTGAAACGACGTTGGATTCAAAGGATGAAAAGAAGATACGTGAAGAAGCTGTGAAAGGCTGTGGAGGCGAATCCGATCAAAAGTGTTTGGAAGCTAAGAAGTTACAACTCAGTCAGGAACGACTCAAAGAAAAGGAGATGGAAGACCTTGGTAAGGGTGTGATTAAAGGCGAACGATTGACAGTCAATATTGTCGAGAATGGTAGACGAAGAACCCTGATTACACCTGCAGGTCAGAAGTTTCGGCTTGAAAACATCTTGGGTGACAAGGCGTCCGATAAAGATGCGATTCTAGCCCTTCCCACTCCTTCACAGTTTCAGAGTCGAGCCATTTCATTGCTTACGATTGTGTTGAGTACTTTCATTTATGTCTTTGGAATCGTAGCCGTGTATGCAGTCTTTATGCGTGAAGCCGTAAACACTGGGAAGGATTACTTCCGCATTGTTGGCTATGCAGGTGCAGCTGCTTCAGTCATGTTTCCAGGCACAGGATTCCTCATCATTTTAGCATACTTTGGTTTCAAAGCATTTATGGAGAACATTGTAAAGGAATGATTCAACTCAAATGGCTCATTGCAGGGCTGATTGTAGGACTGTTGATTTCGACCGTCTTGATTCCCCCGACCCGAAAGAAGATCTCGATTCCACGACCGAACGATTCAAGTATCTACCATACCGACTCGGGATGTGTTCGCTTCGTCGCAGTGGAAGTTCCTTGTGTCTCGGAACCAGATTCATTGAACCTACTCGCAAGTCTCAGTAAGAAACAATGATTCACTTCGCCCAAGCCATTGAACGAGGCTCACCCTTCTTCTCATTCATTATTGGACTCGGGATTGCTGCAATCCTCTTTCACCGTAACTATTCCACCGTTCTCACATTAGGAGTTCCTGTGAAGGACACTGTAGACAAGGTCGTCAAGACCGATGGTAAATGCTATCGATACCGCGTGGAAGATGCATCATGTGAAAACACGTCTAATGAATAAACAATGGACGATTCTACCTCTCTTGACGCTCTGTTGAATCCCCAAGGACCACAGTCGCAACCCCCTGTGATTCCGATGCCTAGTAACCAAGCACCCGGTTACTCGACCATGGCACCTTCCTTCAAACCTACATTACCCGCGATGCGCTGGATGGCTTCTTCAGCCAGCCTGTATATTGCCTTCTTCCTTGCAGCCGTTATCATTTCGTTATCGATTCCTCGCAACCTGCTTCTTCAATATGTTCCCAATGCCTACACCGGTTCAGGAGTTGTCAGCTGGACGGGTGCAGGTGTGTTAGGTCTCGGTGCGGTCATCCTTGCACACCTTCTGAATGGGTTTATCTCGAGTATCCTCGGATAAAAACGGATTCTGTTTGGACAAACGATTGGTCCTCCCCATTACAATGCAGAACTTTCCCTCTCACTATTCTAAACTCGAACGCGAACTCTTGACCGACGCTTATCAGGCGATTACAGCCTGTGACCTTTGGGACTGGATGAAGACCTATACCCCAGACAAAGGCTTTGTGTTTTCAAGCCATCCAAATCTTGACCGTATCAATGCAGCTATGAAGTATACTGGACACAGTGGAACTTCATATGGATGGACGATGCGAACCATGGAAAACATTGCTAAACTTGGCTGGGACGAAGCGTTAAACCCACCCTGTCCGTGCCGTAGAGCAAAAGGATTCACCTTTGGTTGGTGCGGTGTAGCCGGTGGAGGTGTGCCTGGTTGCGAGCATTAACGCAACATATAGTACACCCACATGAAGTTCGACCATACACACCATAGCGATCCAAATGTACTATATTGACGATGATTTACATAAAAATAAGCGAAAAGTGCGAGTAGACCTACTACAAGTTCAGTCTTCAATGCAAAGTAAGCACCTATAGACAAACCTATCCAATACGGAAGGGATGTTATGTAGTCAAAGTTCCACATCCAACTGAAATGTCCATCGTCTGCAACGACAAATCGAAGGTCACGCGACCCATACAAGAGTTCATTAATGGCTTGGATAACAAGATATGGGATGACAAAGGAATACTTTTTCCCTTCATAAAAAAGTGCTACAGGTTGGGAAATCAATGCTAGCTTTCCTAGAACCGAGAGGATACGTTCATCGACTGCATCGATCCAACGCAGTCCTTCGATAAGCTGTATCTGAGATACAGCAAATGGAAAGTAGAATGGTTTACCCTGCTGATATAAGAGGATAGAGCACATGATTCCAAAGAACCATGTACCGAACGATACTTCTGCACTGTAACACATGCTTACAAATAAGAAAACAGAATAACACAATGTCCCTCCTCTCGCTGCTGTTTTCACCTACGTATCTTCGTGAACCACCAGCGTTTTTTCATCCTCGCATCTTGGTTGGACCCGGGGTATTTCTGACTCCAGAGTTTGTTGAAAAGTATGGCATTACCCATGTAATCAACTGTGCACAAGATGAGTTCTCTCCTCCATGGTGGAGAAATCGCTATCCATCCAAATACAAGGTCTTGAATGCCATTGATTCGCTACAGACCAACATTCTAGAGTGGTATCCCGAGTTTGAAGCTACATTGCATCAGTTCTTACGAGAGGGAACGGGAATGGTCTATGTCCATTGCCAAGCGGGTATGAATCGTTCTGCATCTCTTGCGCTGGCGTATACCTGTAAGAACTTGGGTATGGAGTTTGGACAGTTAGTGTCTTCGGTGCGTCGTCAACGACCCTGTATTCTTCAAAATCAAGTCTTCATGAAGCAAGTGAAGGAGTTTGTAAATGGACGTCTTCAAGATTCGGAAAACACGGGACAACCCCACTACGTCTATCGCGACCGGTACGCTCGATTCTTTACACCAGGGAATCGTACAAACGCTCAAGGACTCCAAAATCAAGCAGGAGAGTCTGAGGGAGGAACTAGACAGTTTACAAACGGAAATATCTCGCCTGTGTTCTACGAATGATATTAACGACATTGTGAAGGCTAATCACCTGCATGACCGCATTCGTGAGATTCAAGACGAGTTGGAACACGCACAACCTGTGGA